CTCATCAACCAATTTAAGCTCTTTGAGCTGACGCTACCTTACCCCGCCGACGGCCCGGATGCCATCGAGGGCGGCGTGACGATGGTGGACACGAAGACAGGAGAACTGGAACCTACCTATACCATACCGCTCAACGACGAAGACTTGAACAAAGACAACCCTTTTATATTGTAAATATGAGCAACTTTATAGACATAACCGACTACGATGCGAGTATACATAAGGAGATACTCGACAGTCTGCTACGACAGGGAACAGCCGACTACGACCCACAGATCGTAGAGATTTGCGAAGACTGGGCCATTACTGAAATGCGGTCGTACTTGAATAAGAAGTACGACTGTAACCGCATTTTCGAAGCACGTGGCACCGACCGTCATGCGCTGGTACTGATGTTCGCGCTCGACATCGCTATCTACCACATATACTGTCAGCACAACCCCTACAAGATGTCGAAGATACGGCAGGATCGCTACGACCGTGCTGTAGAATGGCTCAAGGGTGTAATGCGAGGCGATGTGACCATCGATGGCGCACCCCTACTACCTACAGACGACCTCGAAGACAAGTCACGATGGCAAATCAAAGCCGAAGAGATAAGACCTATCTTAGGTTAATTCACAATTTATAATTCAAAATTAAGCCAATGGCAAACTTAAAAGATAAACGAGCAAGCAACCGCCGCATTACACAGGGCGGTATGATCACCAAACAGGGAGAACGACAGCCAGACGTGGTGTTACAGATGCCTGAGTTATTCCATTTCAATCTGCAGCATTACATGAACGCCGTCACCTCAGCGCGGGGTATCGACTACAGCAATCGTGTGCGCCTATACGATATGTACGAGAGTGCGAACTTCGACCTACACCTGACAGGCGTCATGGCAAAGCGATTACGCGGAGTAACTCAAATTCCAGTTGAGTTTAAGCGCGACGGCAAACCTGACGAGGCGATTAACAAACAGCTGCGGTCACCTTGGTTTAAGGAGCTCCGCAAGGAATTAATCCTCTCCGAGTTTTGGGGCTTTACGCTCGTGCAATTTCGTATGGGAGAGGATGGGAATATACGTGTCGACTCTATCGACCGAAAGCATTACGATCCCGTACATCGTTTGCTGTTGCGCTACCAGGGCGACACAGAGGGTGTTCCCATTGAGCTATATCCTAACACGCTATTTGTAGGCTCTGAGCGCGGACTAGGTATTTTTGCCGAGATCCTTCCTGCAGTACTTTACAAAAAAGGAAATATGGGTGACTGGGCGCGTTTCTGCAATATCTTCGGCATGCCAATTAGGGAGTACACCTACGACGCGGGAGACGAAGAAGCACGCAGGACGCTTATCCGAGAGGCACGAGCGCAGGGAACTAATGCGGTTTACATACACCCCAAGGATAGTGATTTGAAACTGCTCGAATCAGCTAATAAGACGGGCAGCAGTGAACTGTACCGTACTTTCTCCGAGTATTGGGACAGCAAAATAAGTATCCGCGTGCTGGGCAATACACTCACCACCGATGCCAAAGACACAGGCACGCAGGCATTAGGCAGCATACATAAGGAAGAAGAAGACGAGATGAACGCGGACGACCGTGAGTTTATCCTTGACATTCTGAACTATCAGATGCGCGATATTTTTGCTGCATTGGGCTTTAACACAGAAGGGGGTGAGTTTGTCTATGCCAAGAAAGATAAGGTAGACGTGGCACAGCAAATCGATATAGTGCAGAAATGCGCTAATATGGGGCTGCCCATTGACGACGATTATTTGTACGAAACCTTCGGCATCGTCAAACCTGAGAACTATGACGAGCTAAAAACAAAAAAGGAGGAGGAGCGCGCTGCGCTGCGCGAACAACTGCAACAGGAATCTGCAGAATCCACACCTGAAATAAAGCCCGCAACACCCTCCAATGCCCTGCGTCGTTTTTTTGGCCTCGCCCCGAAGCCTATCGGGGCAGACAACGACTTTTAATTGACGGACTTTACTATGGTGGGGAGCATTGTGGCTGTCACAGCCACTTCCACAATGAAGCAGCTAATGTCAACTTCTCAGCCGATATACTGAGTAACTTTCTGCACTCAGTATACGACGGCTTTGACACGTCAAACGAGATCGAACCAAAGATGTGGCGTGAGCTTCTGCGCCTACTACATGAGGCTGCAGCGCAGGGATTGGCAAGGGGCGACTATCAGCCCCGACACAACGATGAGTTTCTAAATGCCATACGTCATAGTAACGAGGTCTTTGCTGCGTTCAAAGTACACGCTATGGGAAAAGCAATGGCAAATAAACTCTATGACGAAGGTGGCCAATTAAAACCATTCAAACAGTGGTTGAACGATGTTCAAAACATTTCGTCACATCATGTAGGTGCGTGGCTTCGGACCGAATATAACACGTCTGTGTTGCGAGCACATGCCGCAGCAGACTGGCAAGAATTTGTTCGCAATAAAGATGTGATGCCCAACTTAAGGTGGATGCCTACTACCTCGCCCGATGCCGAAGCCTTGCACCGCTCGTATTGGGAAAAGAAACTCACGCTGCCCGTGGACCATCCGTTTTGGGAGAAGCATCATCCGCAGGACAGATGGAACTGTAAGTGTCGCCTTGAGGCCACCGATGAGCCTGCATCGCCGGAAGACTTGGTGGAAGACATGCCGGCACCACAGCCCCAGCGCGGATTGGACAACAACCCCGGAAAAGATGGGCACTTGGTGAACGATACGCACCCGTACTTTCCCGAGAACTGCGCCAGCTGCCCGTTTTACAAGCCAAAGGGCATTAAGAACCGGATTAAGGCGGCATTCGGCAACCATAAGAAAGACTGTTTTAATTGCCCATACATCGACGGCTGCCTGGACAGGGCCAAGCAGGTGAAGTCTCTTCTTCGCGAACGAGCTAAAGAAATACGCAAAGAAGCGGAGTACCTGAAAGAAACTTTGCTGACAAATAACGGTTTCGGACACGAGGTTACTATCTCGGGGGCGGGTATTAAAGAGTGGATCAATCAACCACACAAGCACTATCGCGAAAAGAACGAGCTGTTATTGAAGTTGGAAGAGACTTTTAACAAGGCTCAGTACATAGGCTCGACAATAGATAAAAAAACAAGGCCGAATGTTGCTAACAACCACATTTTCGAGATAGAACTATGCGGTGAGAAAAGCTGGATCATTGTACATGAAATGGAATGGGGTGAGTTTAGAATTCATAGTATTTCGGATTCAAAGACCATTAAGGAGCACATGCAGAAGGGCAAATAAAAAGAATAAGGCTTATTAGACCCTTCCCTCCGGAACTGCAATCCGGCGCGGTATCTTATAAGCCTTGCTTCTTTATGCTGCAAAAATACAACATTATTTATTACAAACAAACTTTTAAGCAATAATTTTTTATGAACGCCAAACAAATAGCCAATATCATCACTCGTGCACCACAACTGGTAGAGAAGGCTATGCGTGATGAAATACCGCGCAAGACAGCCGTTATAGCAAAAAATCACTTTATGCATAATTTTGATGAAAGTGGTTTTGTTAACGGCGGAGTACACGCTTGGAAGAAAACACGTCGACAGGAGGCTGGCGATGAACGTAAACCCCTTACCTCGCAGCGAAATCATCTAATGAACAGCATCGATGCTATTGGTTCTCCTGGGCAGGTAACGGTTGTTAACCCTGTGCCATACGCGCGAATCCACAACGAAGGTGGAACTATACAATCACATCCTACCGTTACACCGGCCATGCGCAAAATGGCATGGGCAAGAGTGTATTCTATCGCAGGAGTAAAAAAGGGAGAATCACTCCCTAAAGACCTGACAGAAGAGGCGAGGAAGTTTCGAGCACTGGCTTTAACCAAAAAATCAAAGCTTAATCTCAAAATAACTATACCCCGTCGACAGTTCGTTGGTGAAAGCAAAGAACTGCACGAAAAGATTAATCAAGTCATAATTAATAAATTAAAGGAAATAAGCAATGGAATCAATACTCGTTAATCTCATCGATCGTCTTACCCGTGAACTACCATGGGCCCGCACCATAGACGAGGATTACGGGCAACTCGAAGCCCTTGATGACGAAAACATCGATATGTACCCACTTACCTTCCCAGCGATCTTAATAGACCTTCCGGGGACCGATTGGAGCGATTCTGGAGACTGGACACAACACGGCACCTGTCAAGTTCGTGTGCGCCTTATTCTCGACTGTTACGATGATACGCATGGTGGCAGTAACACGGTAGATCAAATCATGCAAAGGGAAGAGAAAAGAAAAGCCCTGCATACATTGTTGCAGGGTTATCGGGCGAACGATAAAGGGGCGTTAATACGCACTCGTTCTAAATTCTATACGTTCAATCATGGCATAAAAGTATATGAAGAAGTATACACTTGTGCCATATCAGAGGCTACTCGGGAAACATTGAAGGTTGAGCGGAAGAAGCTGAAGGTTGTCTTGAAGTCCTAAAGCCCATATACCTGCTTTTTCTCACCGCTGATCCATTTACTGTCGCACCTTCCATGAGCATACGTTTGATAATGCGAAGCGTAGTAGCTTCACACAGAAAGAACTCTTCTGTTGAGAGTTTATGAATAACGTCATCAAAGCGCAGACGCTGCACCTCTGACCAATAATAGAATCTCTCGAAGAGTTTCTTGTCACGTTCATCTATAAGCTGCTTATTTCTTCCTTTCGGCATCTTTCTTATATTAATATGCTATATGCAAAATTAATAAAAAACCCCTGTAAATACAAGAGTTACAGGGATTTTTAGATATAGAAAAGTAAACAAACTGTTAACATTCTGTCATGCCAAGCGGAATAGTTCTCCACATACCATTATAATCTTTCTCTTCGGCGCGAATAAACTGCTTGCTTACTTCGGGCTGATAACTCTCTTCTATGATACGCACGCCCTCAAGAAAGCGATTATCACCAGTTTCTTCTGCCACCTTACGTAGCTGGACTATACGCGAAGCCTTGAGAGTTCCCTTCGTGTCACGTGATAGAAGACGCAATACCATACTAACAAGAGATTTTGTCTTCTCATCTTTAGCCAAACTCTCAATATACTCCTTTACAATGGCGATGCCATCTTCTACTGTATCACGATAGCCGTCAGTTACATACACGCCCAGCGTAATGCGCTTATTACCATCTGAGTTTGTAAAGGTATGGCTTTTCTGATTGTCCCTACTTGTTTTAAAGATATTACCTTTTAAATCCAAGATAGTTCGAAAATTGTCCAGCACACGTTGTTTACTGTTTTTGATCTGCTCGCTTACAGAAAGTAAAACAGGGATAGAGTTTTCTATTTCTTCGTCCACCATTTGTTTGTACATTTCGCGGTCAGCACGGGCTTTTTCTTCTGCGGCACGTTTGGCCTCTGATTTTTGAAAAGCCTCGAAACGGATTCTTTCTTCTGCCGTCATTTCTACGGTCACCCTTGTTTCTTCATTCTGTAATGAGTTGTTACTCATTTCTTTCATTATTGATTCCATAATTTGTTGTTATTTTTGTTTTCTAATAATTATTCTCATCTTAGTATTCAGACCATTGAGCTCGTCAGTGGTTAACTCCCGGAAGCGCTTGCCTGCTACACGTGGGTCTTTACAAAATGCGTCGACGCGGTTCCAGTCCGTTGTGTCTATTCCGTAGAGTTGCATCTGATGTAGCACACCGCTACGAGCTTTTCGTAGCTGATCATGTAACCTGCGTCTTTGATCGTCATAACCTGTAATATCCTCCATCTGTCTGCACATAGAATCATACTCTTTTACTGACATCTCGCGCAGATGCACTGTCCTGCCATTCGTATATTGTTCTACCAGCGTCTCTTTATCCGCCCACGGCATTTTTTTTAGCAGCGTGTAAAATCGTGCATAGTTCCTGTTCGCTCCCATAGCTTTTCCTCCTTCCAATCTTTATAAGCGCTACGTGCATTAGCTACAGCTTCGGTAAAGTCGCCACAGATGTCCTCTTTGCCAAAGAGTGGTATGCCGTGCACGCTCACGTATAGATTGCCGTTAAATTCCATTACCTGCACAACTTCACGTGCCTCTGCATCAAGTTGTACCTGACGCCTGTTTTCTATTCTGTCAGCACGATTCTCGTGCCACACTTGTAATCGCTTTTTAAGTTCGTCTAAAATTGTAATCATAATTATTATTTTTGAATATAATATGTTTGAATTAATTTTCTGTTTCTGCGACTGCAAATATTAACGCTGATAATAAAATTAGTTTCTTAATCATAATTTCCCAATTATTTAAAAATGCCGTTTATTATCAACGCTGCTGCAACTCCCCAGCCACTGAATGCTATTGTGTATGCAATCCATCTTGCCATAGAAAACCTCTCCAAAGCTTTAGCATAGCTATTTCTGAATTTAATGGCATCACCAAATTCATTCTCAAAGGTTTCTGTGCAAACATCGGACAATATCCTTTCTATCTTCCTGCGGCCTTTCTCTGTGATAATTGGGCTAAATTCGTCGTTCTTATACAAGCCGTTCTCGCATGAGAAAACATTGGTATAGAAAACTGTATCTCCGTTATATTTATCTTGGAGTACCGTTCTTATATCTATCCTAAACACTCCGCGTTCTTGGTAATACTTCTCTGCCAAATCACGGATTTTTCCATCGTTTAACTCTGCTTTTTCTTGAAGCTGGTTATACTCGTACTCGCTTAATTGTATAATTCTATTTTCCATACTAAATTTCTTTTAAGTTAAATAAATCTGCTTGTGTACACATAATTATTTTTTTTTACTTTCACTTGCTTGCCACTCAACTTTTATCACTGCATCAAGCTTACCGCTGCCTTTACATATTGGGCATTCCTTTTTGTATCGGTCTTGCCACTCGTCCTCTTGCCAGTGATAACCATTGCCCTGGCAGTACGGGCATTTGTGACCTTGGCTCTCTATGACTTCTGTCATTCTACCACCTTGGCTAAGTCGCCCTGGTGCAATTTCTATTGTTCGTCTTTCTTTACTCATAGCTTTATTGTATCTCTAATTGAACATTGAAATAATACTCTCTACAGAGCCGTATCACTTGTACTACATCAAACGGCTGCTCATCATAGGCAAAAAAGCTAGTGCGTTCACGTGTTTTTACCCTTACTCCTTTCTTCCGTAGCCTGTACAACAGGTTGTCTCGCTTGTTTGCCATAGCTTTACTCTTTAGTTTCTCCCCAATAAATGTTTGCTCTTTCCTCCCATATCGTGTAATAGCCCTTACTCCCGAAATACCGCCCTTTGCTAATGGCACGAAATCCACTTACAAATATCTTTAGGCTCGCATCATACATCACGCTCACGGCTGTGCGCCCAGCGGGCTTATTGCCATCGGCCTGACTGACGAAGATGAGCAGCTTGTTGGCATGACGTTCTTTAAAAGCTTCATACTCTGCAAAACTCATGTGTGTGTATTGGAAACTATCTATTATAACAATGTCAGGACTTTTATGCTTGCCCAGGCGCGTTGAGAGCTGTTCCATATTTTCACGATCAAGCAGCACAAATCGCCTTGCAACATCTTGCATGCCTGCCGTCATAAAAGCGTTTTTCATCGTCAGCGACGCTCCTTCTTCAATACTGTCGTAGGCAACACGACCAAAGCGCGATAGTTCTTTACAGAGTTGCAACATAAAGCTTGTCTTGCCGTTACCACTGTTGCCCCACACAAACCACACACCATTCTTCTCAGGACACCCGAAAGCTTCTTCCCACTCTCCCTCAAAGGGATAAGTCTCCTTTTTCATGCGCAGAACGTCGCTTACACTTAGAGCTCTGCGCAGCACAGGATGATCTCTTTTCCACAGAGCCTTTTCAAGCGCCTTAATCTTTTCGTGTAGTTCTGCATTAGTAGCCGTCAACTCTGCGATCACCTGAGCTGCATCCTTTACTACATTCGTCATTATTTCGAGGTTTGAGAGTTATTTGAATGTTGTTTGAACGCTGGCTGAGCAGCAATAATCTTGGCTCTGTGGATACTTTTCTTCACGCGGCGCAGGTCGAACTCAAACTCCTCCGAATCTTTCACAACTTCTGATATACGTGCCTTGTCTGTTACCCCATTGGCTACACAAACGGCATAGACATCGTGAGCGCCTGTACGCTCCAGCTCAAAGAACTTGCGGCCGATACGTGAGTGTATCTCGTTATATCCACACTTGTTATAGCGCAACCCCATTGTCATACGACGCTTGATATAGCTTGTAGAGAAGAAGACGATACCGCACTTATCCTCTAATCTGTTATACAAGTCTATAAAATAATGGAATACGCGCTCGGGCAATTTGTCTGCCTCGTCGAAAAGCAACAGTGGTGCTTCCATCTGAATAAGGTCATCAATAATTCTGTCGAGCAGCTCTCTAATGCTGTAACCTTCTGTTTTCTGACCGATACGGCGTGCAATCTCACGAATGAAGTCGCTTTTCTTCATATCTTCTGAGCAGAGAATATAGAACACCTCGTTGTGCTCGCTGGTATAAAGCTTCGCTGTGGTTGTCTTTCCGCATCCTGCTTCTCCTACAACCCACGTAACATTCTTGACCGTCTGAGCATCGTTCATTGCAAACACCATTTCTTGGAAAGCTTTCGTTTCAACTACTTGCCAGTCTGTACCTGCACTTGTGCCTAACTGTGATGCAAGGTTGCGCCACATATCATCGCTGATATTTTCCCACTTGCCCTGCAATATGCTGCTCACTGTTGCGCTACTCGTGCCCATGAGGCTCTGTGCTGCCTTGTTCTGACTTGGATACTTGCTTACGTATAGTCTCAAGCACTCTTGTATCTGTCCTTTCTCATTCTTTGTCAGTTTCATAATATTGTTTTTTAATGTTTTATTTTCTTGTTAAAGTTTTCCAGCCACCGAAACCATATCAACCACTGCCGTCTCGACCGCTGACCAATCGTCAAGGCTCACTTGCTTCGTCTTCCTCCCAATCTTATACTCTTCAGGCGACTTGCTATAGACGCCTATGCGACGTTCTATCTGTCTGCGCTCAGCTGCGGTCATACCCTTAGGCTTTGGACTACGCAGGCCGTGTTGCTCTGGCATTACGACGTGAGCCTTTTCAATCTCACGTCCAGCAACTGTACGCTCAATGCGGTCAGTGGTATTAGCTGCCTGTTCTTGTCTAATGAATGTAGCTTCGCTTTCGGTCTGCTCTTGTATGGCACGATGTATCACAACGTAAGGCTCTGCTACTCGTTCAAACCTCAGACTGCCGTCAGCTTCTTTCTTATAAAGTCGGATACTTCCGAAGTCGTATGGATCGTACTTGACCACGAACCGCTCGTAAGTGTGCTGCCTGCGCCATTCGTGGTCTGGTATGCCTGGCTGGCTCATCACCTCGTATTGTCGCTTCTCCTTTTTGATTGTTACGCTTATGCCCTGGTCGGTGAAGGTACTCATACGCTTAGCTGTCACCCAGAACATATCCACCATGTCGTGTGCAGTAACCCGTTGTGTTTCCTCATTCACGCTGTTATCGTAAGCTTCCTGACGACTCTTGCCGAATGCTGGGTGTTGCATCTCATTCCATTCCTTAGTAGCCTTTGTGTAAGCGTCCTTCAGCTCCTCAAGTGTATAAAGTGAGTCCTTATTTTCCTCAATAAATTCAAGGTTCGGTCGGCTCGACATCTTCTTTGCGGTAATGTTCTGACCTGTAAATCTCCAATCCTTGTGCAGCACCTGTTGTTGAAAGCGCCCGAATACAGCTTCAATTGTCTTTGACTCACCATTGTAAGGCTGTGTGGTCCTATGTACGTGGCAAAGCTTATTGAATAGTCCGTCGGCTTCCAGTTTCTTATGTCCACCCTGGTTGTCGTGAACAATCTCGTAAGGCTTATGCTTGCTGGTCTGAATAGCCATACGGTAAGCGAGATATTGTGCCTCATAGTCCTCACTATCGCTGATATGCCAACCAAGCATTACCTCGCTCATCGCATCAATGACTACATAGACCTGCGTTGTACGTACCTTACCAGCATCGTCCTGATAGTAGAGGTTAAGCTTTGTTCCATCACCATACCACAGAGCGTCGCGCTTCGTTGGTAAGGCGGTGCGGTGCTTGCGACCAAACTTCTGTCGTGCAGCTTGCTCACCATACACTGCGTCGTACCATAGTGGCATAATCGTAGCACTGTTTAGCCAACGCTTCATACCGCTAAGGCTCTTCAGTGGCTTCCAGCCGTTTGCTTCTGCCTGGCGGCTTGCCTCTTCAAAGAGCTGCGCATCGGTGTAGACTGGAACCCTGCAACGTTTCAGTGCGATGAGTAGCTGTCCGAACTCGTCAGTAATTTTCTGCGTGTTCTTATTTCCGACCTTACCGCTGATAAGGCTCTTGTAGCCGTCAGCCTTGGAAGCCTTAATCTTTGCCTTCAGTCGTGCTTCATTTTGTGGAAGGGAATGCTGATACTCTTCACGCATAGCTTCAGAACTCTGACAGATTACCTCCCAAGCCCCTGCAGTGCTGCCGTTCAAACTCTGACGAATTGCTCTACGCTGTGCCATCATCTTCAACAGCTCTTTCAGTACACTTGCATTAATGGTGTACTCTTCAATGAGCTTCTCTGTAAGATGTTCCTGCTTGCCGTTCTTCTCGTAGGTGAAGCTTTCAAAGAACTCACGTGCCTCGCCGTCAAGCCGTATGCGGTCACGCATCATTGCTTCCTTCATGCGTTGCTCGGGGTCGCCGTATTGCTCCATATACCGTTCCTTGTATTTCTGAGGAATGGAACTCCATGCGTAGAGTGCCTGACCGCCCTCGCCACCTCCACGGTGCACGCTGACGATGTTCCCACGCTTCATGTTCTGGCGTAAGGTGGCAGCCTTAATGACCGCATCGCTACCTCCAGTCAGTTCCGCGTAGGTTACGCACAGTATTTTATTGTAATATTCCATCCCGTTAAGGTTTTACAGGCTCATAGCCATTAGTTCTACCTCACTTTGCAACTCCATGAAGGCAGATATGCTTAGCTCTTTTTCCTTGCGAGTTACTACATTATCAACAAGAACACTCACGCTACTATCCTTACGGTCTACTACTAATTTTACACGCTCGCTATAGATCTGTGTCATTGTTTGTTCTGTTTCCTTGTGAGTGGTCTCAACATCAGCCTGCTTCCAATTAGGAGTTCCATTCAGCTGTGTCAGTGCAGTGAATCGAATCTTCCTTGCAAGCTCACTGTCACTTTTGAAGGTCAAAGCCTTCCATACCATTACTGTTGTGCAGTTAAAGACTTCACAGAGGTGAGCCTTACCTTTCTTACTTACATAGATTTGTTTTTCCATCATTCCTTTTTATAATGTTATATTTGTAGGCGGTGGGGAATTGAACCCCAATTGCTCCCTCAAATGTCCGCTACCATTCGGACGTAGCCGCCTTATAATTCTTTATCTATTATTTGTTATTAATACGTTTTTTTGTATCTTTGGACGCTGTTAATAAACTTAACACGTTGCAAAGATAAATACTTTGCATAAACAAAACAAATATTTAAGCAACTATTTTATGCAAAATGTTTAATCATGGAGAAAAAAGATAGACTTTTAAGGCTTATAGAACACTATGCAGACGGAAATAAGTCAGAATTTGCTCGTATGATAGGCATATCTCCACAGGCTATCAATACTTGGATTAGCCGAAACACCTTTGATATTGACGTTATTTATGCAAAATGCGTAAACATTTCGCCAGAATGGCTTCTCACAGGCAAAGGGCCCATGCTCAAGACAGCATTGCAGGAAGCCATGGTGGTAGAACCTGTCCGCTCGGAATCTCCTAACAAAGGTGCACCATACTATGATGTAGACTTCCTCGGAGGCTTCGACATCACATTTAACGATCAGACTATCAACCCTGAATACAACATTGACTTTAAACCGTTCAATAAGAAGGGGGTTAGATGGGTTAATATCACAGGGCATTCTATGGAGCCCAGGATTAATCACGGAGACATCATGGCAATTAAGGAATGCAGGCTTGAGGACGTGCAATATGGCGAGATATATGCCGTAGTACTTGACACCATACGTACCGTTAAGATACTTCGTAAGTCCAAGAGCCCAGACAGAATGCGCTATGTACCTATCAACGAAGAAAACTACGACGAGCAGGAGTACGACAATTCACGTATCCTCCGCATCTTCGAGGTGCTTGGAAACGTAAGTAGATTCATTTAAAACAATAATATATGATAGATCCAGAGAAGACAGAACTTGAAGAGTTCTTGAAAGAGTATGACAGAGTACGCCGCAATGCTGTGTTCTTTGTTGAGAACTATTGGAACAAGCTACATCCGGACAAACCCCTCACACTCACAGATGATGAGAAGCAGCAGCTATATAATAAGTATAGAATGGTTCCGCTGGTACAAGATGTCACAGCCTATATAAAACGTGTAGAAGAACTGCGTGCAAAAGGCTATAAGGATTGGGAGATTGACGCATAGCGATGATGCAAAAAATATATCATATAACTAAATCCTAATTAACAATGAAATATTTTAATTTAAACTTCCTTGAGAAGGAGGTAGGTACACAGTACAATGACATGTGTGGGCTGGCTGCTATTGATGGACATGATAGTCTAATCTTTAATTTAAACGAGCTATGTGAAAATAAAGGGTTTGACTTGGGTGATTATAACATTGTTGGAATGTCACTCTATGATGGAGAAACAATAGGAGTATATGATGTTTCAGTATCAGTCTTGCTTACAAAAAAGGGAGAACTTCCTAATTCTGAAGGGCAGCAGAAGGTTTATAAAAAAGATTTTCGTATGCCATACAACGAACTTGGGACATATATCAAGAGATTGAATATTGCTGTAGTACAACCTGGTTTAGAAAATGCAATACCCAATCCTGTTTTTGAAGATTTAGATGATTAAAGAAGTCTTGCAGTACAAGAGGGAATCTTTATAGTTCCCTCTCTGTGTCACCTATTATTCCAAGGAAATAAGGCATAATATCATCCAACACATCTGCGCAATCATGGGGATCTTTGGTTTTAAGTGCACTAAGCGCATAATCCCTCATTGCGTGAAGTCTTTCTATAAGACCTTCTTTGCCCATACATTTAATATGGTCACTCAATAAATTTTTGAGTCCATTTTCTTCATACCATTTGTAGCCTTCAAGTACCATAATTCACCTTCTTCGTGCACCGCGCGCACACTTTTTAATGATTTAACACCGCAAATATAGCTAAAAACCTCGATAAACACAGCGTTCTTCGAATTCTCCACTTACAAATAGATGGTAATATGTCCCATAGCGTTGGAATAAGGGAGGGGGTAAAAACGATAAAAACATGAGTAATCAATAATATTAGGTTATTGTGGGGGCGGTCAATTCAATGCTACTTATGTTAAAAGTGTCACCCCTAATGTCACCCCTCGTTACACATTTCGTTTTTCATTGTCACCCCAATCGTCACCCCTCGTGTCACCCCAAACACGTTTTTTACACTAAAAATAACCATTTTAAGACCCTATAAAACACAAAAACGGCTTCCGATCGTTCAAATACGTATCGAAAACCGTTCAACTGTCGTTCAATCAGCGTTTTAGCTGTTCAACGTTATCCCTTTTTTGTTGCTTTAGAGCGAATCAGTTCACCAGCGCAAATATAAGCCTTCTTGTTCAGTACAACCCCTCCTTTGCTTAGTCCTACGCGCTCTAAAGACCCTTGCTTTATACCTATCTGTTCAGCCGTTAGAACGCTGTAAATCGCAGGAATAGATCCGAAATAATAGTTCTTCCGCCCATTCATTAATTGTACGTGTATTACCTTTGTCATATCTACTACTTTTTGCCTGCAAATATACAAAATAGTTATTATATACGATATTTTAAGTATATATTATTTTAAGTGGCAAGAAAAATAAAAGGTAAGCTACGAACAAGCCTACCCACATCACACCATATGCAAAACACCCCTCTCGCAGCCACTCTCTCTTGTCTCTGTCGCCCTCAATACACCTTATACTATATAGCGCCTATTTCGATGCTTAAAACGCCCTAAATCGCCCCATTTTTCCTCCTATGTAACATTATCGGCTCAAACACCGTTCAAATACTCCTCAAATGCAATGCTAATGCAATACGATTGTTACATTTCGTTTTGTGCACCCTCTGTTCTGCAATACTCCGTAACTATCTGATATACAACTAATCAACTCGCATCTTATCAAATATCGTATTTACACTTTTCGTTTTACCCCCCTAATATTTATGGTGCAATCAACAAACCTGAATATAAAATTGAGAACGTCATTCTTGTTGAAGGAACGCCCAACATCGAAACTGCCGAAGGCTTTAACTTTGCTGGTTCATACCATAGAACTACGGTACAGGAAAATGATTGGTTCGTTTCGTCCGACAATAAATTCTACCAGGCTGTCGGCACAGAAACATTAAAGCCCTTTCGTGCTGTTTTTCGCCCCGTATCAAATAAGGCTAATGCAAAAGCCCTCACAATTTCTATTGCAGTTGAAAACGATGCTCCTACTATTATTCAAGCGCATTCAGATTATACGATACCTTCAACGTCTACCCCTCTCTACAACCTCTCAGGGCAACTTGTCAATAAGTATTATAAGGGCATTGTTATTCAAAATGGTATCAAAAAGATAAATAAGTAGATTCTTCACCATAATTAAACCATAATTGGTTACCACAAAAACAAGAACAACTTCAACAATAACTCAGGAATAAAATGATATTTGTAAAATGCGGATATAATGTCACAGCTT